CGCTCTTGGTCCAGTCCGTGACCCACGCCCTGGTGTTCGGCCTGGTGTACTACGGACTCCGCGTGACCTTCCCTCAGTATTACTGAGAGCTGAGCTCTCTGCAGCTCAACCCTGCGACAGAATATGCCGCACCGTCGGGTGATCTTGGATTCTAGCAATCTCGCCCCATGCAATGTACTCTTGAAACGCCCGCTCACTTGCTGACAGTGGAAACGCTGGATAACAGCACCGCAACGCCTGAAATGCCTCCGCCTCTACGGTGGCATTTTGCTGGCGCAGAAACATCGTGATCTGATCTAACTTTGCCTTGCGTGCAGGAATGTTCAACGCCTTGAAGTTTGCACCAAACTGCTCCATTGCGTTTTAACATGTCCGTCGCCTAAACGACAATGCCGTCTGCCGAAGACCTGCGCGCCGTGTCCGCGAGCTACGATCCAGCCGAGGACTTTATCAACACTGCCACTCGCCAGATTGAACTTGCCGCTCGGTCGGGATTGACGTATGACTACATCGATGTCCCGTGGAACCTTACACGAGACCAAGCCAAGGCGGCTCTTGTTGGCAACTTTCCCAATTGCATGGTCACACGGTGGTGGTGGACAAACTGCTTTAAAGTTAGCTGGGCCAAGTGACAATGGGCAACTGCTTCGGGTTCGAAGACAAGCCCATGGTGACGATCGGGACAAAGACAGTGAAGAAAAGCCAGCTGAAGGGGATCAAGACCTACCAAGATGCTCTGCGGTTCATGGGGCGCGAGTGCCCCGACACAGCTGTGATCACGACGATCCACAATCACGAAGTTGCATTTGTTCCTGTGTCTGCTCCGTTTCAGATTGTCGATGAGATTGTGTTCAAGCAGTCGCACATTCCGATTAGGAAGTTGTATGGAAAACAGTGGAAATGATCTTGTCGCGTTCATCGTAGAGCCTCAGTAGCGGCTCGAATCGAATCTCTGTCAGAATCAGAAAGCCACCAACCGAGATGATGAGCCCATCTTCCCAGTTGATGCCCTTCGGACGGAAGAGCCAGAAGTAGATACCAAGGAACAGTCCCAACGAAATCTTGAAGACAGCGTCCACAATGGCAAACAACGGGCTCTTGGCGACTTCAAACCCGAGCGCCATCAAGACGACCTGGGCCAACACGACAACCTTCAGGAAGAAGAAGTAGATCTGGTAGAACTGCATTGTATTACCCGTAGAAAACGGATTTCTGGAGACAGAGACAAACCATCGTGTCACCATGGAGCACCTCTACATTCTCGAACTCACCTGCGGGAAGTACTTTGTCGGCAAGTCGCAGAATGTCGAGCACACCTACGCCTACTACGAATGCGGATTCGGCCCCAAGTGGATCCAGACCTACAACCCCGTGCGCATCGTCGAGACACGCCCCGTCAAGAGCGGCACGGATGTTCTGGATACCACGCTTGCCCTGATGAAGAAGCACGGACTGGACTCCGTGCGCCACTACGGATGCGCGGAGATGCGAATCCCTGACGAAGAGGAACAGGCGATTCGGTTCCTGATGCACGCGCCGCCCGACGCGTGTGTGAAGTGCCACGCAACGGGGCACAAGGTCGGGGATTGTACGCAGCCCGAGAACACGAGCTGGGCCTGCCAATGGTGCGTGTCGGACTACCCCAACCGCTACGCCTGCGAACAGCACGAGAAGGGATGCCGCCCGCCAAAGGAGAACCCAGAAGCCAAGGACTGGTGCAGTCGCTGTGGACGCCTGTACCACACGGCAGATAGGTGCTACGAGGTCAAGCACGCCGAGGGCTGGTGGATTCGTTGAAAATGAATTTGCCCGTCCACACCCACAAACCTTTTACCATGGAGCCTATCACCCGCACTCAACTTCAGAATGCCGCCAAGAATGCCGTCGCCGAGAAGGAGGCCCTCATTCATCGGGCACAGGAGTTGAAGGGCCAGCTCGCGGCCGAAGAGTTCTACAAGGAGATCCGACGGACTGCAGAAGCTGGGTACATGACCTACGCGTCCTCAAAGTCGATGAGTCTGGGTTTGGCCTTTGATACCATGCTGACCTGGATCAAGGAGCACTTCCCTGACTGCGATGTCTCGACCGAGATTCGACACATGGAACACAGCCCTACGTACGCCGTTCGCGTGGATTGGAGCGAACGGATCCAGTATCCTCCGCCGACTGCGGATCTGGAGACGCGGCGGCTGGAGAAGGAGACGAGCTGGTGACCGACTTCATGGCCTTCTTGCACAGCAGCCAAAACCAGTAGCAGTTGAGTATGACCCAAGGTACGAAGAATGGTAAGTGTGCACTTGTGAGGGTAGTGTAGCCCCAATAATTGAAGAAGACCATACGGACCAGTGTCCATACCACAAAGGTGATGGCCTGAACACTTTTGTGTATATCGTCCATCGGATACTTCAACACATTGAGCATCCACGACAAGGAGAGAAGTGGGTTTGTGGATTCAAGAAAGTAAGAGGCAGTTAAGAGAAGAGACATCTCGGCGGGTCCCAAAACCCATACAACGACTGCACAGATCACCAAGAAGGTGATATGGTGGAGGTAGTAGTCAACCTTCGAACTATAGGTCATCATGTGACCAATATCATAGAGTGTGTATGCCACGAACTCTGCAAGGCGAGCGGTTGGGTTCGGTGAGAAGACCCCCATGAACATCCAGTAGAGCGTGAATGCTATCCCATTCAACCTCCCTGTGAACTCCTGCTTCGTCTCCTCTGTCAGCGCGTCAAACTCTGGTATTCCATTGAAAAGTGTATACAAGAAGACAGCATTGGCGGCCAGTAAGAGTGGGATCAGCACCACATGCCACATTGCTTACCATCGAGCGTTCAAATATCAGATGCGAACGCTCGATCGTTCACTAGTGGAATCGGAATGGTCTCGGCGTAGCGCTCGCCGTTTGCCAGCTGCCCCCAGTGCTGCATGTCGGGATACTTGAAGCGTAGACGGCCAAGCCAAGCCCGCAGCGTCGCCTCGTCCAGGATGTACTCGCCGTTCCCAATGTGTACATTGTCGTTCCAGAAGATTGCGTACATTACGTAGTGGGAGCGGACAAGCTGAAAACGGATTCCATCTGCCCACCAACAAATCTTTTCGTCTAGAATGGAAGTCTTCGCCTACTGCGGCATGGCCGCCTGCTCGCTCATCGGACAAGGATGCGGATGGTACTGGTTCTTCAACACATGTGGCTGCATGGAGTATGAACAAGAGCAAGTCCGAACACAACCTCCACCACCTCCACCGCCACCCACTGCACCCAACCCATTCATTGTCAATGGTATGCCCAAGAACCCCCACCTTCAACCCGCGTACCGCTGAAAACGGATTCCTTCATCCCAACACAAACCCCTTTTGCAGTCACCATGGCATCTATCTTCATTGTCCTCGAAGCGACCTGCGAGTGCAGCCGAACCATCTTCCCTACAACCTACAAGACCCTCAAGGACGCAACAGACGCAATCAAGGCGAGATGGATGCCGTTTCTAGAAGAGTTCGTGAAATACAACGGGGGCTGCGCGGATACACTGTGGATGGAATGCCTTGCCGAAGCCACGATAGAGAAGAACGTGGTCTTGTTGTACCTCGAGAAGGAGAACTTCTTCGAGATTCACGAGCTGCCGATCGCCCAGTAAAAACGGATTCCCCTACAGGCAACCACAGCTCTTTTAACATGGCACACATTCAGAAGTATCTCGCCGACAACAACGTCGCAGGCGGCGACCATGGCAGTCACTATGTCTACTGGGTTCCTCTTCACATCTTCAACGACTTGGGCATTGAGCGGTGGAAGCACAACCGACCGCCTGACGCAGAGCGCGTGGCCGAGATTCACGCCTTCGTGAAGCAGTCCGGGCGCCTTGACGGGATGATGTACTTAGCCTGCATCAACAAGAAGCTGTACTGCTACGAGTCCAACCACCGCCGAGAGGCATTGGTTGGAATCACAGAGATTGCGCCGATTCTCGTGGACATCATGTGGGACGCAACGCATGAACAGGTGAAGGCTGAGTTTCTGCGGCTGAACAAGGCAGTGTCGGTTCCCGAGCTCTATGTGACGGACGAGCCAATGGCAGATATGGATTCAATCCTTGCTGCCCGCAAGGCCTTCTGCGAGAAGTACAAGCCCCTCAAGGTCACGAGTGGTCGCCCACAGCGACCCAACTTCAACAGCGACAGCCTTCTCGACGACTTTGTCGCCATCACCAGGGAGCACAAGATCTCCGTAGACGAGATGATGCGCCGCCTGGATAACCTGAACATGCGTTTGTCTCACAAGGCGATCGATGCAAAGTTGTCGGACAAGGTCAGGGACAAGTGCGCACAGGCTGGACTCTGGCTGTTCGCATTCTCGGCCCGTCTCGACCCGAAGGATGTGGTCTAATCGTCGCAGTCTGCGAATACATCAGATAAGTTGCGGGTCTTGTTCTCGTACTCCTTCTTTAATGTGTCATAGTGTTTCTGGAAGCACTTGTTACATATACGATGTCTGACACCAAGCCTCCAGAGGACTTCGTTTTGCTCACTTTTGCATTTCAGACACGGGAGATTGCCCCACTCTGGGATGTTGCGAACCCAGAATGCACTGCGCATTGCTTCAAGTGTAAGCTTTGTCGTGCGGTATGGTTCATACTCCTCCCAGAAATTGCACTTTTCTGGTGTTTCATATCCTTCTACCCAAGTCGGCACAGGACACGTAAAGTAAATCTTGGTGGTATCCTTCTTCAGGTTCACTTCACATGGATACCCACATTTGCAGAGGGGTCTATCCTTCTCGTATGCAGCCGCGCCGCCTCCGAAGCAGAAATTCTCACACCTACTTTCGATAGTGTAACGCCCACCCTTTATGTCCTGCTTCGTAATACCACGTTCAACCAAATAACGTTCGGTTATAAGGTTTTCTATTGATAGAGCGTCGTATTTGTCTACATCGTCGTCCCAGTGTCGTTCGACTCTCCACACCGATATGTCATCAAGGTATCTCCGAAAAGAACGATTTGACGAGACCTTATATAGTCCAATCACAGTGTTATAGTCACCTGCCGAAGTATTAGCACCTCCGCGACCTGTCTGGTGTTCGTTCCAACGCCTGAAAAGTCGGGTTGTCTCGCCTACGTATATGTCTCCATCGTCGGACAGGAGAACGTATACCCAATGCATTGCGAATGGTAGTATTGATATGTGTAACTCGCCAAGACCCATATGGAGTCTACTTCAGGGCGCGCACGGACAGGATGTACAGGAACGCCGCGTTCAGGAAGGTCAGGATGAGCGTAGGAGCCGAGGCCAGCATCACCGCAAAGCCACGCTTCGGGGCGAGGGCAATGCCGTACAGCTCCAAGATCAACACCAAACCTGTGGCCAGACCCACGATCCAGAACATGATGTAAAAGTAGTCCACGATCACCTCATTCGACACTCCCTTGGTGGCATCAGTCTCTCCAGGCATTTTATATACTCTTGAGAAGAACAATGGGCTTCTCGGTGATTCCTGTCGCGTTTGGCGTGGTAATGGCGGGACTTGACTTGGTGATGATGTCCACGGTTAAACAGGTGGGCACAGGTTCGTGGCCCATCCGCACAGGTCTGCCGTTTGCGACCTTGGTGTATGCACTCGAGCCTTTTCTCTTTTTGCAAGCCATGAGGGTCACGGGCGAAGGCCTCGCAGTCGTCAACTTGGTGTGGAACCTGTCCAGTGACATCATGGTCACTCTGATAGGAGTCTTCTGGTTCGGCGAAAAGATCCATGGCGCCCGATGGATCGCCGTGGCTATGAGTCTGGTGGCTCTGACGCTCTTTGCCTACACGGATACAGCCTAGTGGCGACGCCGACTACGGTGCTTCCGCGGGGTCTTGTGGCGACGCCGACGGCCGCCCTGGGGCGCACCCTCCGCCGCACGAATCACACCCGATGCCGCCGACCCCGTAGCTCCAATCACCAAGGCCTGCCCGATCGCTTCGGGGGGCGCACGAGAGAGTTGATAAACCCCAACACCCGCCAGCACAATCAATGTTGTGCAAATCATTCCAAGGGCAATCATGCCCTGTGTGGGCGACAAGCTTGCATCGGGCATTGTTAATACTCCACGTTTTGTTCCTTTGTCCTACACAATGCCCATCGCAGTTATTGTGAACGGCCAAGAGCGGGGTCTACGGCGCACAGCTGGTCTTCTCAAGCAGAACCTTCTTCTCCCCAATGACGCTGTCATGTTCTTGGCTTGTGAGTCAGGGAACTCAGCAGTCACCGCCTCCTACTTCCAAGGTGCTCAGTACGGTGGATCATTGATTCTTCCCTCCTTGCGCGACGCAGAGTTCAATGCATTCATGTACTTCCTCGACACATGTAACCGTCCAGCCATCACATCCGAGGCTTTTGGGAGGTCGGGCGAGGGGTGGAACATGGGGTACCTCCACAGCAGCGGAACCGTGATCCAGTACTACCAGGTGTGGAAGGCGTGGCAGATGATTCTGGACTACGAGCGCGCCAACAATATGCGGTTTGACATTGTCGTCAGGTGCCGCACCGACTCGATTCTCACAGAGAAACTGGACCTGTCGTTGCCCTACTTTGGCAGCGAGCGGATTCGTACTCGCCAAACAGGCGCGGCGGAGGTGACACTGCGGGACAACAACGTTGTGACGTTCGGACAGGAGCAGTTCTGGGTGGCCCGTCGCGATGTCTTTGCACTCTTGGGTCCCATGCTCTTCACCTATGGATCTTGGGATTCAGGAGGTCTCTACCCCTTCAATTCCGAGTCATTCTTTGCTCAGTTCTGCAAGGCCAACAACATTGTGCACGACATGTTCATTGAACCGGGTGACATGTTCAATTGGTCTCACCCAGGCGACGAGGTGGTCACCACGGACCCCATGGTGTTTTCACTGCTTCGTTAGACAGAACGGATGAATTGCCAAGACAAATATGTACATATGCGCTCCCATATGTGATCGTGCGCGATTAACCGGTCCCGCGACTTGAGCAGCGGGAAGTACACCTTGTACTCATCCAAGTCCAGCAGCTCAAAGAACTTGTACAGGATGTACGAGTACGACAGGAAGTTCGTGCGGTCGTTCGGGCAATACAGCAAAAAGGGCGCCTGAATCTCCTGGAACATGGCACGTATCTTCTCCTCAATCTCGGGCGTGATGGTGGGCGGCGGATTGCCGTTCAACCTTGACAAAATGTGGGCCGCGTGCTCGTAGTACTTGGACCGTCCCAACTTCTTCAGGATCTCCCTAATCTCCTTCTCCGTCAGATCGGCAATATTGTCGATGCGACGTTTACGGATTTCCAGCACCACCTCGTTCATCACCTCCTCGGGAATCATGGTGGACTCCTTGGCCTGAAACTGGTTCAGGATCTCGTTCAGGTGATTGATCTTCTTATACGCGTAATTGTTCCGCTCCTTCGGCGGATCACGGAACGACTGGAAGTCCGACACCACCAACGAATACTCCTCCGACCCACACTTCGGGCACACCAGAATACCCTCCGAGCTGATTTCCTCGCGGGCCACATTGCACTGCGCACAGTGTTCCGTCTGCTGCTGTGTGGCTTCGGGAACTGCGCCCAGCTTCATGCGAGCCACATACTCATCGAACATCTGCTTGCGCGTGATTCCCGTGTCGGTGGAGGCGGCAGTGGCAAAGTACTTCAAGAAGGTATTGGCATCCTTGGGCGCAACCGTCGTGGCCGAGGTGCCCCCCGACTCTCGATTGTAGTAGCCCATCAGAATGTCCATGTTTTTCAAGTAGTACTCCTGTATAGGGTCTGACTGGACCGCCTCTTGCTCCAACTCCTTGACGCGTGCTTCCCACTGGGAACACTGAATCACATCTCCAATCTCGTTGGACGCGCGAACGGCTTGAATCCGCTCTTTCAACTGGGCCAACTCCGCCATGGCCTCCGCTTTTGATTGTGTCTCGCGCAATCCCTGGACAATATCTTGGTGAACCGAATCGAGCGTCCCGATGGACGCCGATCCCGTTTCCCGTATCCGCCTCACCTTGAATACATCCATACTGAACTTGTGGTTGTCTATGTAGATGGGTTCTTCAGTGCCTCCGTGACTTCCTTCATAAAAGCGGGGTTTGAACAAATCTGGGGCCTCTGCTTGCGAACGGCAGACAACAGGGTGGCAAAGTCCAATCCGAAGTTCTTACACATGTAGTACAGCAGCAGAAAGGCTGAACGATTGATACCTGCCTGGCAGTGAACAAACACAATGGCGTTCGGGGCACGCAGGAACGCACGCATGGCCGCTTCGAACTGTGGATACCAGTCGAGAATCTTGACCTGCACAGAGTCGTAGGCGTCCAGCTGAGCGTACCGGCTCGGATACAGACGGCGGAACCACGCAGGCGAGTCGTCAGAGAAGGCGCAATTGATGACATGTGTCACCCGATGCGTATTCACGAAAAACGGGGTCAGTGACGCACCCGCACCCAAGCAAATGTTGGGATACACCCACGCAGGGGTGTCACTCATTCCTTATGAAGTGTTGCGTGTCTTAAATCCCCAAACTACCGAGAAACACGGAGAGCAGGTGGGCAATCACCACGGCGGCGGCGCCCAGGACGCCCGCACCCTGCCACGACACCACGCCGCCACTCGTGTACATGGCTGGCAGGTACTGGAGGAGCATGTTGCGAGGCGTCGACATGGAAACAATCGCCGCGGCGACAAAGAAGCAGAAATACAGCTTGAGGTTGCGGAACATGAATCCCATGGCTGGCAGCGACGGCTTGAAGGACGGCACCATCGAGCCCTGTGTCGTCTGCTCGGTGGACGGCATCGGGATCAGAGGCGGCGCCGACTGGTTGCCCTGCGGAGAGGGGAGCAAGGCGTCCAAAGAGGTGGAGTCACTGTCCATTGTTTATACTCAAGGCATCTTTTCGCATGTCGCATCTTCCACGCGGTAGCGATAGCACTTTCCGTCGATTCGATTCGTCTTGGTCTTGATGTCGTCCAGTGGCAAGGCAAGTGTGTGCTGTGTCGTGAAGTCGCGATGAAACAGCAGCGCGGCTAACCCGAGACCAATGATGAACGAAAAGAAGGGCCGAGCACGATCGATTGCGGCAGTGATGTTGAGCACCATTACTTCTTAAGAGAGGCAAGAAGGTTGAAGGAATCTGTCTCGGATGTGCATGGAACCTCCGTGGCTTCCACACGGACACACCCTGTATCCGTGTGATAGACCATCTGTCCGTCGGCGGGATCGGGAACCTTGGACACTGTGCGCTTGGGAGGAATGACAATCGTGGACAACAGCAACCCAAAGGTCACGCCTGCGACGAACCATATGCCGTCGATCATTATGGTTTAGGCGCGAAAAACCTATCCCTCAACCCAGAGAACCCTTCGGAAAAGTTGATCGACCCCTTTCCTGTTCCAGGCACCTGCCCATTCTCTACCATCTCGTTGCCCTTTGGCAGCTGGCTCTCGACAAAGTACCAAAAGGTGAATTGAATGGCAAAGGACCACACGGGGGCCAGGGCGGCGAGGAATGCCATGACATACTTGGTTGGTCCGAACTGACCCACCATACTCGCGGCCGTTGCAAAGATGACTCCATACGCACCGAACCTCTTCTCCGTTACATTACTTGGAGTGAGTCCAGAGATCAGAATGTGGTTCCAGATCTGGTACGCCCAGACAATCATCAAGATCCAAAAGACAATCACGGTCAGCCAAAACTGGAGTGTGCCCGCGGCGAGGGCGGCCTTCCAACTGAGTTCACTGGGCTTCTTCATCAACAGACCCCACGCAGACAGTTTGCCGAGGATGATGATCTGGTCCGCGGTAAAACTCCTTGTGTGGTATCCATCGGGATCAATCCATTGAATCGCCGCGACAGGTGGGCTCACCTGAATGGAGACTGGATCGTCGGGTTCCGTGAGAAGGCCGTCGTCTCGCAGGTCGTTCATGAGTTTCTTGACGGGGTACTCCACATATCCCCCATACCGATTCGCGTTCAGATACTTGATGATGTCGAATGTCTGTTTGCCATATGTGAACTTGGCACTCACAATCCGAAGCCCTGGATCTGGGGGACTCGGAAAGTTGTAGGACGGGGCAGTGGGAATCGTCGGAACCACAAAGGACTGGGAGGTCACGGGTTCATCCTCCTTCGGGGCCGTCCGCACTTGGTACGGATTGACCTTGACAGGCGGCGGTGGGTTACTCATATTGTTAAGAAGCAAACACAAGATTGGCAAGACCGCTCACGACACGCAAGTAGTTGTAGGATTCCACATAGGCACCAACAGTGTAGGTGTACTGAAACACGACAGTCGAGTTTCCACCCGTGGTGGCATTCTGAACGACTGTCACGAGCTGGTCGGGCGTGTACAGTCCAACCAGCGCTGGAGGGATAACCAGCGGATTCGTGCTCAGTGCAGTGGACTTGAGAATGCACACAATGGTTGTCGTTGGAGCATCTGGCTGGTTCGGGGCTGGCAGGGGCTGGAGAAGGGTCAACCGCAACACCGCCTTGTTAATCGTGCTTCCGTTCGCCGCACCCGACGGTTGGTACTCGTTGTTGTCGAGGCCAAAGGAATACATGTAGACGCCTGGAAGCTTGAGAGCGGTTGTTCCAGACGCAAATCGGTAGGTCTCGAGCAGCGAGTAGTAGTCGCCTGGCTTGACCTGCAGACGCTCATTGCCATCAAACAGAATGACTCCATCCACCACACTGTCCCGAGGAAACACTGAGCTCACCTGGTTCTGGCCCGACGCATACAGGCTCGTGGCCACATCCGTTGTGTTCACGGTCCACGGAGCTCGGTCGGGGTTCGGCCAGTTCGTGTAATTGTCCCACATGTTGCTTGCAATGCTGTCTGAACGAGCAACGACCCACGTCACACGAGTGACCAAGTTTCGCATGGGTAGAAGCAAGTCCGTGTTGGGACCGTACTGGCCCTCGGCGCCTACGTAGCTGATTTCCTTGAACATGTAGCTCTGGTCCGCCGTGGCGAATTGGTTCATCTCCATCTCCGTCAGGTAGAAGAAGTTGCACTCCAGGTACGGGTCGGGGAAGAAGGTCGTCACGCCAGGGTTCGTGGGGGCACCATTCGGCAGGGATGGCGTCAGAAACAGGCTCATGGGAAACACATCGGGACGAACGCGCTGGCCATAGGTTGACGACGTGGGAGCCACATCGATCACCGTGTACAGAAACTTCAGAGGACGCAGAGTGACATTAATGTACACCTCCGTATTCTGCATGGACACGAGCGGAAGAGCGGACCCCGCGCTCTCGCAGAACCAAAAGTGAAGGGGGATGATCAACTGCCTGGACCGAATTGACGGTTCGGGAACAGAGCTGCCCGGGAAGATGGTATTACCCGAAATGTCCTGGGCTGGGGTTGCGTACGACACTGCGTGGGGATACTGTCCCTGCCGATCGTAGGCATTCGAAGGGTCATAGAGCTCGGTGACATTTCCTGTCATCTTGTCGACGGTCGAGCGCTTCGTCGCGTCAAAGGTCATGTAGGAATACAGCTTCATCCACTCACCCGACATTGTCTGGATCCGCTGTCCATTCATGGTAAGCTCGATATTGTCGATCAAGTTGTACCCGATATTGCGAATCCACTCGAACTCGTATCCAATGGCGCTGCATCGGCTGTCGTAGCCTGTCGGCGGAGTCGTCACGGGAACCAGCGGAGACCAAATGTCGGGGAGAGTAATCACCAGGTACACATCGTTGAGCAGCTGAGCATACCGATCGATGCGCGCAGACAGCTTGCGAGGCTGAGAAAAGTCAAAGTTGAGATTGGCAGTTCCAAAGTCCACGCGAATATGCTCCATGGCAAAGTTCGTGTGGCGTTTGTATGTGTTGCGAAAGTGGGTCATGGACGGGTTGCCATTCACCAACTCGTTCTGAGCCCCAACCCCCACTAACTGGAGGAGTGCACCAGGCATTTGTAGTTACGGAACATCATTGTTTAATACAGAACACTTCCACTCGACACGCAGCATGAAGATGTGAAGGACTTGCCCAATCCGCTACATGTCTGATTTCCACGACACGCGGCCGAGACAAACTTGTTGTAGACCGTTGCCCGATTGGCCTGAAGAATCGTGTAGTTGTACCCAGACTTGTTCTTCGCCTTGACGGGGGGATCACTTGCATATGTGTTGCCAATGATCTGGCGTTTTACGGACGTCAGGTAATCCTGGGCAGAGTTGACCTGCATACTATTTATACACAGCCGAGAGAATTACATAATGCGCTTTGTTCTCGTGAGCACACACGTCGACCAGACCACTGGGTACTCCAAGGTGGCGTACAATCTCCTTCGTCAGGTGGCGTCGATTGCCCCCAAGGTCAAGACGTTCCACTTTGGGTTCCAGCGTCATCCCGAGCGCAAGAACATCCGCAAGCTTCCAGACTCTGTTACGGGATACGACGCAGCTGCCAACGAGGATCCGCGCGAGGAGGGATTCGGGTTCAACAAGATCAACGAGTACCTGGAGATGGTTCGGCCCGATGTGGTTATGATCTACAATGACCCGCTAATCATCTGCAAGTTCCTCGAGGCAATGAAGTACGACAAGGCGACCTCTCCCTTCAAGCTGTGGCTCTATGTCGACCAGGTGTACACGGGTATCGCCCAGCCGCTGGTGGATGCCATGAACAAGCACGCCACCACGATCTACTGCTTCACTGAGGAGTGGGCCAAGATCTATGCATCCTACGGCGATAGCCCCACCCTCAAGGTCATTGAGCATGGTCTGGATGCATCCGAGTTCACCTGTATGAGCCGAGACCAGCGGATGGCCCTGCGTCGGACGCTCAAGATTCCGACGGACGCAGTGGTCTTCCTGAATGCGAATCGCAACAGCCAGCGGAAGCGTCTTGACACGATGATCATGGGTTTCGCGCACATGCTCACCAAGAAGCCCGATGCGCCCCTGTACCTCATGGTCGTGACTGCCATGAATCCCCAGCAGGGCGCCTTTTATGACCTCCAGCGCATCTACATTAACGAGCTGAAACTTGCGAAGCTGGATGTCGACACATTCAGCAAGCGTCTGATGATCGTGGACACTGCACATCCGAACACTCTGTCGGATAACCAGATCAACGAAATCTATAATGTCACCGACATTGGACTGAACACATCGGACGGCGAGGGCTTCGGTCTCTGCCAGCTCGAGCACTTGTATACGGGCGCCCCGCAGGTGGTCACCACGGTCGGAAGCTACTCCGCCTTCCTGGACCCCACTGTGGCGAACTTCATTCCCGCGTCGGGCCTCCAGTACTTTGCGGGGTCCATGCCGCTGGGCTTCTCGGCACCGACCTTTAGTCGCGAGGACATTGGAGACGCCATGCTGGATGCTGTGGAGAAACTGGACTCTCGCAAGGCGGCGATTCGCTCCTATCCGTTCAAGAGCTGGAGCAAGGTATGCGACGATTGGCTCGAGGACCTTCACCGGGCCTCGTAAGTCGGCTTGCCCTCCAGGACCCAGCGGATCTGAGTGTCGGAGATCTTGCGACCCACGGGAATCAGGCGGTTGTTATCTTCGAATGCCACGCCATCAAAGACCTCCGTTGTCAGTGGATCAATCAGAAACAGGATTCCCTTGATCACCACCTTCTGCAGACGGCGTGTCTTGCGCTCCATGTTGCGGAGGTAGGTGGAATCCAGATCCTCTGACTTGACAGACGGCTTGAAGGCCAGATCCTCGCCTGTGATGGTGCTGTCGAAGCGCATGCAGGAAATCACTGGCTTTTCTTTGGAATGGAGCTTGCGGTGAATTTCGCAGTCCACCGCTGATTGCTTGAGCAGCAGGCCGATCTTTTGGTTGATCTGGTTCTTCTCAAACGCAATCTCGTACAGGTACTCGTCGGCCGACATGAAGGTCTCGACAGGTCCTCCACCCTCGTAGCGTTTCATGGTCGTGTCTGCGCGACGAATCGGAGTAATGTTCGGAAACTCGTTGGACTTGGACTGTTCATCTGTGAAGACAGACACATAGAAGCTAATACGCACTGTCCTCTCCTCTGCGGGGAGCGTTGCGTGGGAGCAAATACGAATGGCGCGTCCGATGACCTGGTCGTGACGAGCAGGTGTCCAGTGAGGCTCGAGAATGTGCACATGGCGGACATTGGCCAACGTGATACCCTCAGCGCCTGAACTGGAGGCCATCAGCAAACACAGAATCTTCTTGCCGCGAGCCTGCACACTCGTCTTCAAGGCCCCGGGAAAGGAGGATTCAAATTTATTGTTGAAGATCTGGCGGGTCAGTTCGCGCTCCTCAGCTGACTCCTTGCCCGTGTACATGGTGTACGCAGGCTTGGCAGGATCCATCTCGCCCTCGGCCCACTGTCCGTTCTGCTTCACGAGCTTGTACGGCTGCCATCCATTGGCTTCCAATATGGCCGAAAAGACGCCAAGACCTTCCAGCTCACGGTACTGGGAGTAGACGAATTGGTTGCGATACTCTGCTTCGCCCACCGACTCCTGGATCAACTTCAAGGCCCGCAAGAACTTCGGGCTCAGAACCTCCAGTGCTTTCATGGACAGGTAGCGCTCGGGGTTGGTCCTGAGCTTCTCGAGAATAGCGGGCTTGTCGACCACCTTGTCCTCGTTCTCGGCCTCCTCGCTCGTGAACTCTGCTCGCAACTCTGCAGGCAGGAGGTAGTTACACGCCAAACGCGATAGAACGCGGTAGCTACCCAGGTTCTCGTCGAGCGACTTCTTTCCCTTGTTGGAGTCCATCTTCAGCTCGGCCCAGCGCTGACCGAGATAGTGCGTGAACTGCTCCTTGGACATCGGAACCTTCTCCAGCATCTTGTCGTCGTCGACACGGCGGGGCAACATACGCTCGTCAGCGCCCTTGAAATATGACACTAAGCCCTGGATGCGCCGCTGGAACAGAAGCGGGTTCTTCACTGACAGTCCGTCGAGAAACATGGACGAGAACTCGGCAAACGGCGAAGGCAGACCTTCGAATTCTTCAAGCGACACCCGCTCCATATCAATCTCCGCACCTGCCAACTCCACTTCCACATTGGTCTTGAATCCATTGATCCAGTCCGCCGCCACGGCCACCCACTTCATGTCGGCCTTGTACTGGACCGCAATGCGATCGCCTTTCTCATTGTACACCGAGCGGAACTGCGGGGGGTTGCGAGTGATCATCACGACCTTCTTGGACGCATTGAACTCGATAGTGTCCACTTCGGGCTGCTGGCGGAACGTGGCGGTCAGCTTGTCTTCGTCCCATCCCTCGATGCGCTTGAAGGGAATGGTGATGCGCTCAATCGGTCCGCGCAGGAGATTCAGCAGGTAGGCAATCTCATTGGGGCGGTTGATGACGGGCGTTCCCGACAATGCCACAATCTTGCAGCGCTTGGCCTTGTACAAGGCTTGGTACACGGGGCTCACCACGCCGTCCTTGTCGGCGATACGAGAGATGAAGTTGTGGACCTCGTCGACAATCACCACCTTGTCCTCGAAGGGGTTGGGTCCGTCCTCGGGAACCATCTCCTTGACAGCCGCGCGGGTCAGGCCGTTGTAGTTCACAAAGGTGTAGCGCTGGCTCAGGATATCCTCGACCTGGGCACGGATCACATCCTGCTCCGTCTTGGGCAGGTCGGCAAAGTTCGAATTTTCATTGGGGACAGTGGAAAAGAAGCGGTTGTTGCGGTCGAGGAATCCGTCGGAGATACCCATCGTCTTGGCCGTCGCCCGCGTCTCCTCGGTCAGCTGCTGCTGGCGCCAGTGGTTCTCATACGCATAGATCGGGTCGCCACACTTGCGTAACTCGCCGATGTAGTTGGCTTGGAGAGAAGCGGGTGTCATGACCACCGTCTTCAGGGTCGTCAGCAGAGACTCGGCCACGGCAATCGACGAACAGGTTTTGCCCGAACCCAAGCCGTGATAGAGCAGAATGCCGCGATAGGGCGTCTCGATGAGCAGGTAATCCCGAATCAACTTCTGGTAGTGGAGCAGCTCGCGTGCGTTCGACTGACTCTTGCAGAGATCCTCCTCCTTGTCGTCGGCATCCTGCGGCTCGCGGGGTGACTTGCGGTACTTCAGAAAGGTGCGGGTAATGAAGTCCGCAAAGGCCTTTCGGTTGGGGAGGACGTAGCTCATTGTTTTTCGCCACGATTTGATAATGGAGGCTATCACACGGAAGACGCATCGCATCTGGATGGTGTCCATCTTCCTCTTCTTGATGGCGGGGTTCCTGTACCTCAAGCCGACGGTTGCGTTCGGGCGTGAGGGACGGATTCGTCCGTTCGGGACAGGTGATCGTGAGGCCACGGTCTTCCCGGTGTGGTGGTGGGTGTTCGTGCTGAGTGTGGTCGCCTACTGCATCACAATCTACCTGGCAAAGTTTCGCGTGTGAGCACAATGGCCAAGTGTCCATACAAAAACATTGCGGGGGAAGTTGGAAAAGGGTGGCATTCCTACCGTTTCCTTGGCTTCTCCGTCGTGGACATTGTGGGCACCTTATTGTTCTTTGCCGTGCCGTCGGCATGGTACTTCAAGGGCAATGTGTGGGTTCACTTTTTCGTGTGGCTGGTGATTGGCGAAATTGCCCACTATGCGTTCGGGGCCCAGACAGCACTCCTGACTGCACTAGGAATCGATGTTCACTGTGACTCGTAGGCTCGCACAATCTCCGTCAGCGAATCGATCATGTGAATCCGCTCCACATGGTGGGGTCGCACATAGTTTCTACACTCCTCGAGTGTCTTCCAGCCGATTCCCGAAATCTCCCGCTTCTGCATGTAGGTCATCTTCTGACCTAGATTCACGAGCTCGGGCTTGGTCAGCAGGGCCACAAAGTACACATGGCGATACTGGACACCATTCAGTCCCGTAAAGGTCTCCTCCAGCAGGATGTTGTTCAGGACCACATAGGCCTCGCGGGGAACATTGGTCTCCTCATTGAACTCGCGCAGGGCACACTCGAGATCCGTCTCGGTCCGCACACGACGACCCTTGGGAAACCCCCATTCGGGCTCACCGTACACAGACGCAAAGGTCGAGACCATGCCCGTTCGGTTCAGGGAGGCAAACTTCTCCTTGGACACCAGGTACTCGTTCGAGGTGTGGTCATCTCCCCACAGCTGACGCCACAGGTCATCGAATGGCTTGCGGGCGATATCCTGCTGCTCCGCGATGGTCATGTTGGACAAGAGTCGGCCCACATAGTCCGTGTCCATCGGGTCGTACTTGCCCCGCATGAACTCTGCAAAGCTCATGCTGTCCTTCCGCCGAATCATCAGGACCTTCACAGCCTTGACATCCGCGGGGATCTGTGGGGCATCCAGAACCACCAGCCCACACGACAGCACAGGGTCCTTGCATCCCCGAAACACATGGCCCTTCTCTCCGCAGTTATTACAATACATTACGACTGGGTTTCGTTGTAGGATTGAAGTCCGTTTTTCCATTATGCAAATAAAGAAGTTCCCTTGTAAACACAAATGGGCGCGACTACAAGCACACCAGGCGTGGCGGCAGTCCTTCCCGTGGCCACCCAGCCCTATATTCCTTCGTCCATGTCGTCAACCTCATCGGTCCTCTTGGGGTTGTTTGTGGGCTTTCTGGTAATTATCGTGGTGGTTGCAGCATTCCGCAGCGTGAGTGCTGGCAAGACCGTGGATGCCTCTCCTACCCCCATCGACGCCAAGGTGGGTGGCACAATTCCAGCCTCTGCGATTCCACTGAATCCTGGGGCAGACTACAATCTACAGTTCTGGATGTTCGTCCAGGACTGGGACTACAAGTTCGGTAAGGAAAAGGAGGTCCTGATGCGGACGGACTCGACGAACCCGTCCACCGTGAGCCCTCGCATCACTCTGCACCCCACGGACAATACACTGAATGTGTATTTGACAACCTTCACGAGTGGTTCGACCAGCGTGGGCAAGTACCAGCCTGGATCGGCCGTGGGATCGACGGATACGGGATCGACCTGGCTCTGCGCCATTGAGAACATTCCTCTGCAGACATGGTTCTCGGTGTCCGTGACAACCTTCCAGCGCAACTTGGATGTGTTCATCAATGGCAACCTTGTCAAGTCCACGGTCATTCCAGCGGTGCCCCGTTCGGCAACGGGCAACATCCTGGTGGGTGCCAATGGCGGCTTCTCGGGATACATCTGCGGCGTCCACGGCGCGGGCAAGGAACTCAAGCCCGCCGAGGCTCGCGATTTCTACGCTGCGGGAACCAGCTGCAAGTCCCTGGTCAGCGGAGATGGTGCCGCAGGCCCCACTGGAACGGTCTACAATCTCTTTGGATACACCATCATCATCGAAGATTCGACAGGTAAGCCCGTGACATCCACCGCAGTCTTGCAAGGTGTGTCCGCGGCCTCCTGGAATCCGTTTGGAGGAGCGGGCAGTAATGCGCCAGTTGGCCCCACGGACCCGTCAAAGGCTGTCTCTCCTACGGGATCCACTGGACCTACGGGTGGCACCGAATCAAAGTAGTTAAACATCTATATCCACTTAGTACAATGCGACTCCTTCTAAAGTTTCCTACCCGCTCCAGGCCTCAACAGGCACTGAAGACGCTCCAGGCGTATTGCAATATGGCAACACGCCCCGATCGTATCGGAATTGCCGTGTCATGCGACCAAGATGACGACAGCATGACACGATCCCTCGTCCAAGAAGAGTTTACCCGCATCATGGGAAATGCAGAGTGGTGTCGCATTTTTTATGGGAACAACAAGACCAAGATCGAAGCGTGTAATGCTGACATGTCCGAGATTACCTATCCGTGGGACATTGTCATGCTAGTGTCCGACGACATGGTCCCCATTATCAAGGGCTACGACGATGCCATTCGTTCGCACATGATGGCCTCGTTTCCCGATACCAATGGGATTCTCTGGTTCAATGACGGACACCAAGGAAACGCCCTGAATACCTTGAGTATCATGGGGCGTGTCATGTACAACCAATTCGGCTACATCTACCAGCCGAGCTACAAGAGCTTCTACTGCGACACGGAGTTCACGGACCTGTGCAAGACAACGCTCGCTGACAAGTGCCTGTATATTCCGACGTGCATTGTTCGCCACGAACACCCTGGTCACGGGTACGGTGGATACGACGCACTTTATATCAAGAATCAGATGGCTTGGACAGACGACATGGCCACATACATTAACAGGAAGGCCTATTCCTACGACTGGACCATTCTGATTGCGACGATGCCTGGACGCGAGAAGTCATTGCAGTCGCTGCTCAGGTTCATTCATGAGACATCCCGTGCAGTGTGCCCAGACCTCCGTGTCAAGGTTACGATTGGATTCGACGCCTGTGTTCTCAGCATTGGTGCGAAGCGGCAGCAGATGCTTCAGGCCGCAGAAGGAAAGTATGTCTCCTTCATTGACGATGACGATCGCGTGACGCGAGAGTACTTTGAAGATGCATCTGCATGCATTCGGGGCGGGTTTGATTGCTGTCGTCTTCGCGGAAAAATCTCGTCCTGGACCTTCACGCACAGCATCGCCAATAAGCTTGACCAGCCCATGGCGAACGAGACGACCTTTCTCCGCCCACCGAATCACCTGAATGTGATGAAGGCCGACATTGCAAAGACCGTTGCCTTTACGGATGCATTGTACGGCGAGGACTTGGACTGGACAATTCGTCTTGCCCGGACGGGATACATTCGAACGGAGTATCAGCCCGATGAAGAGCGCATTCACTACATCTACGAGATGCGAGACCGCGCCCTTAGTTCAGCTATTCTCGAGCGCCAGCGGAACACTACGCATGAGCAGATGCTGGCAAGTGTTCTCGTGACTCGTGGGTCCGCACCGCCTCCGCCCGATACACCGAGTACCCTACAGCTTCGGCTGGGAGCACGGGGGTTCACGCGAACATAGTTTGTAGAGTAGAAGCAATGCAGGAGTGGATCGTGGTCGCTGCCAGTGTAATCGTCATCGGCGTGTTGTTCTATGTATTTGTCCTGTCTCGGCCGTCGGACTCGACAATGGAAGTGATCTTACCTGGGGGTCAATCTGGAAAGACGGAAATGTATCCATCCGCCCACATCTTTCGCTCGTTCAACCAGCCCGACGGAGCCGTGTTCAGTTACGCGTTTTGGATCACAGTGAATGACTTTACCTTCAACTACGGCCGTCAGCGGGTGATCTTCAACAAGAACAACTGCCCGGGTGTGTATCTCGATTCCACGCCCAACGCCATGCTGATCAAGATGAATACCTACGGCGGGAACCAGGAGAGCGTGCTGATCCCGAACATCCCCGCTCAAAAGTGGATGCATGTGGTCGTGGAAGTCAATCAGTACGCGCTGAACATCTTCATCAATGGCATTCTTCGCCAGACGCACACCATGTCGCAGTTGCCCCTCCAGAACACGGATTCGTTAATCGTGGGATCCAGCGAGTTTGGCTGGGATGGCACGATCTCAGGATTGACCTACTACTCGCGGACGCTGAAGCCCGAGGAGATTGAGCGGATGGCAAAGGACCAGCCCTCTGCGTCGGCCATCATGCCCTCGATGCCGCCTTATTCGGATCTTGGATGGTATATTGGACCGTTTAAATCTGCATAAAGACTAAATGAGTTCAGGCGGTCGTCGTGGTACCGATCTATCGGGCAATACAAGCATGCGCATTCAAAACCCATCGGACGTGGTGTACCAGCAGAAGGTCCAGCTGATCTACACGACGAACAATGCAATCTCAAACACCATTCCTGCTTGGGGTGGTCGCAATGCGTACCAGAGCCACACGCCCAATGGCAATGGATTCGTGCGTCAGTTTCTGAATGGATATCGTGAGTGCGACTGCTCGGGTGGATTCCCCAGCATGTCCACGGGCAACATTACTTCGTTTTCTTGAGCTCGCGCAGCTGCTTCCTGAGCGTCGTCCGCCGTCCCTTGTCAACATCGGGGGAGTACGAGAAGAAGAAGGTCAGGAACTCCTTGCTCGCTCGGTCCTTGGAGAGTTCGCCATACAGCTTTGTCTTTTCCTTCAGCATGTCGTGCAGGTTCGACTGCTCGCCGAGGCAGTCCGTCGGCGTCAACAACTTGAATCGGCGCTTATTGGCGTGGTGGGCCAACTCCATCAACCGCTGGGCCACGCAGAGAATGTGGCTTACCTTGTCCTCGTCAATCCCCGAATACACATATGCAAAGTAGAATTGCAGCGTTGTCGGAATGCTGGCAATCTTGATCCCGTCCGCGGTTTCATGATAGCTATGGCACGCCTGCGTTGCGTAGTAGCGGAACATACATCCGTCGGATTCAATCACCTCCGTGCACTCGGGAAGGATCGCATTGGCCTCCGTCACGTGGGCCTTGTGTCCCTTGGTCAAACGGGCAATCACATCGGCCTCTGCCAACAGGGTCACGGGGCTCGTCCAAGTCGCATGCGACGAATGGCGTTCGGCAGCATTGAATCCCAACAGCACCACGGGCTCGGACTGGAGCATCTTGATCACCTCCTTCTTGCGCTGAGGAGTCAGAACCTCCTCGGGCGGCGCGTGAGCCTTGCAGGTCAGCGGATACTCGTCGTTCAGAAGCATCATTCGAGTGTACACCTTGTTCCACCGAGACACATCGCCTTCGGGGCGCGACAGCTCGAGATAGGTGGACATGCGCAGAAAGTTCGGAGTCACATAGTGAATCCCCTCCTTCACATACCCCTCATCCCACAGCCGATCGAACAAGCTTGCATCCATCTGGGACACATCCGCTACACCCGTGTAATCACCAAACACCTTGAAGGTTCCCAAGTGGACGCCCGGCTTCACTTGCACATCGGGGACGCCCGCAGCCTTCAGTTTGTCTGCAATCTCCATCGCATGTTCCTGGGGCGTGGCGCTATAAAAGTCATAGTCGGGCACCTCGCGAGTAAAGTCGTAGAACTGGTCCTTGGGTTTCAGCAAATTGTTGATGGCTGTGCCCCCGTAACACATGACCCGATGCGACTTCAAGAACGCCTCCACGACACGGATGGATGTCTTGACACTCGGGTCTTCTGTCTGTTCCTGTTCAATCTTCTCCAGCTGTTTCTCGGCGATCTCGTTGATTTGGGCAGCGTCAGGATCGCTCATTGTTAGTAGACCGACAAAAAGGGATTGGCTTTCTTTTTTTCCTTGTGAGGCAGCAAGATGCCCAGTCGGTACAATCTTCGTAAGCGCGATGGAAAGACAACCAAGTGGGTCAAGGACGAGACCCTGAACCAGCCCGACTCCGAGTCCGAGGACGAGGACTATGTTCCTCCGTCTGAGTCCGAATCCGAAGAAGAGGAGGAGGAAGACTGTGAAGACGAGGAAGAGGAAAGCGAGTCCGAGGAGGAGGACAGCAGCTCGCTTCGCATTCCCAAGGGAGCCAAGGTGTCTGTTAAGCTTCACATCCACACCATGGCAGGTAAGGGGCGCATCGACATTGAGGAAGAGTCCGAGTCGGATTCGGACGAGGAGTCGGACGAGGAGGATTTCATCGGGCACCTCATGCAGAAGTATGTGGGCAAGAAGGGCCACGCACCTCGTCGGTCCAAGGAGAAGGAAGAGGAGGCCCCTGCCATTGAGCTGAATGAGGACGAGGAGGAGTACTACGAGGATCTTCCCAAGTCCAAGCGTCGTCGTCTCAATGAGCAGATGAAGCGCTTGTCCACGCTGGTCTTGGACGGCGATGTTCCCTACAAGTTCCGTGTCCTGGACCTTGACATTGCCGACACCATCAAGGCGTCCGTCATCAAGAAGATCGACATTCTCACGGAGATGTCCATGGAGGGCGAAGGGTACAAGCTCCGCTCCTGGGTCGATGCGTTCCTCCGCATTCCGTTCGGCAAGTGCGTGCCCCTGCCTGTGACCATCAAGGATGGCCCCGAGAAGTGTGCTGGCTTTCTGGAGGACTCGACCAAGACCCTGGACACGGCCGTCTACGGAATGACATCGGCCAAGACGCAGATCATGCAGATTCTGGCCCAGTGGATGTCGAACCCTGGGTCCGTGGGCAATGTGATTGCGCTCAAGGGTCCGATGGGTGTGGGCAAGACCTCGTTCGCTCGTCATGGTGTGGCCAAGGTCCTCCAGCGCCCGTTCGAGTTCTTCTCTCTGGGCGGTGCATCGGATGCCTCGAACTTTGTGGGTCACTCGTACACCTACGAGGGCTCGACCTGGGGACGCATTGCCGACTCCATCATGGCTGCGCGGTGCATGAACCCTGTTCTGTACTTTGACGAGGTGGACAAGATTTCGACGACTGCGCACGGAGACGAGATCACCAGCATGCTGATTCACTTGACAGACCGCTCGCAGAACAGCCAGTTCCACGATCGCTACTTTGCTGGAGTGGACTTTGACTTGTCCCAGTGCTTGTTCGTCTTCTCCTTCAACGACGAGAGCAAGATCCACCCCGTGCTCAAGGACCGCATGCAGATCATCAACTGCTCGGGCTACACCTGGGAGGAGAAGGCCTCGATCGTCAACCAGTACATCTGGCCGCAAATCCTCGAGCGCATCCAGCTCAAGGACCAGCTGACCATGAGCGACGAGGCCATCAAGTACCTGATCTCCGAGTACTCAAAGGAGGAGGAGGGTGTTCGCAACCTGATCCGTACCGTGGAGACCTTGGTGACCCGTATCAACCTCCTCCGCATCGCAGGAGAGACCACGGCCAAGAAGTATGTCTTCTACAAGGACATCAAGCTTCCTCTGACCATCACCTCGGACTTGTGTCGGCATATTCTGCAGGACACCCTGCGGCAGACGAATGAATCCTTCAGGCACATGTATACATAATGAAGGTCTTCTCCTTCTGCCTCTACGGCACGGAGCCTAACTATTACACGGGTCTCCTGGAGAACATCGAGATCATTAAGCAGTACTACCCCGATTTTACCATTGTGGTGCACAAGGGCTTTTGTGATCCGTCGTGGGTCATTCCCGAGGGCGTGGAAGTCAACATCACGAACCGAGGAGGCGCGATCAATGCCCTGCTCCGCTACTTGTCCTTGCACACGGCCGAAGTGGGCTTTGTGCGAGACACGGATTCTCGTGTTACGGCTCGAGACCGTTGGTGCATTGACCAGTTCCTGAAGTCCGACAAGATGTATCACAGCATTCGCGATCACTACTGGCACTCCTCGAAGATCATGGCAGGTACCTTCGGCTGGAAGAAGCCGCTGCCGCTCATGATCCCGACACATGAAGTGGAGTATGGGTTCGACGAGCAGTTCCTCACGCAGTATGTGTACGACTTGGTGAAGCCAGACCTCTTACTTCACACATGCAACCGCGCCTATGTAGGCGAACACGCGGAGTGGATTGATCGGCCTTACGACGATGAATACGATTTCGTGGGAAATGTCATTTGGGACGGCAAGCCCAAGTTTTCCCATATGTTCGATGTCGCACGAGACGTGAGCATCCTGCAGGGTCAGGACCAGTTCGTCCTCGTGAAACGACTCACCGACTCATTGGATCCTCTGAGTATCCCCTGGCACCATCGCTGGGACACATACGATGCAGCATTTCGCGCATGCATGCATGTCGGAGACCTGCAAAAAGCGCAGTTCTGGATGAGGGCGTTTGAGTTTGCCGACATTCACCCACACATTATGCGGAACTCCAACTTTTTGGTTGCATGTCTTGGGAAGGTGGTTGCAAGTTTCGACCCCAAGCGCGAACCCGCAGAGGGTGAAGTTGTCATTGTCTACGGAGACTACCCCGATTGGCACCGCGCGCTTCCTGGGACCAACAAGATGTATCGCCACGTGAGCTTCTTCTACACTGTCAAGCACGACGTGGTCGAATCTCACCCCTGCTGGGACTCTGTGGATATTATCTACATTCTCAACTTGGAAGAGCGAGTCGATCGGTATATGGAGACATTGTCGTCTCTGGCAAGAGTCGCGGCCCCTCTCCACAAGGTTCATCACTATAAAGCCAAGACGGGTGGACCGCTTTCGCCATATACAGGAGCAACGAAGAACCATGTGGATGTTATGCAGCACTTTGAGGACACTCCTGAACTGAAGACCTGTATGATTGTGGAAGACGACATTGTCTTCACGGGCGACGTGGATCGCGTCAAGGGATCGATCGCAGAGTTCTTCCGCAGGTCGTACGAGTATACAATGTGCTTCTTATCCCTGGCTCGTTTCGAGCCTCGACTTCCACACGACGATCTCTTGTCCATCAGCAAACAGCCGTGCACGACATCCTCTGCGTACTTTCTGCACAAGCCCACTTCGGCCGAGGTTCTTCGTGTTGCGCGGGAAGGTCTCAATATCATGATAGAAACGGGCGGAGAGAACTCGGAGGCGTGCATTGACCGATATTGGTGTTCGAAGCTTCCCACCATTCATTTCTTCAAGGACAAGCTGGCCTATCAGCGCCCGGCATATTCGAACTTGATGCGTACAGTGATTGCGCATCTAGATTGACATCCACTCAAGCGATGAGAACGGAATGTCCACTTGGGCAGGATTGGCATCGGCAAAGCTGACATAACAGGACACCGTTGTGGGGTCGGACAACCGACACGACAGACAGTATTCTACAGCAGCCGACTTGAACACAAAGGGCAGAGTAATCCGTGTGACCTTGTCAATAGACTGTGTCTCCACGAACAGATGGTAATACTTGCGGGGCTTTGCGTACTCCACCATATGCACCAGCGTCCAGAACTTGTCGCCAACCAAGATCGGGGGCGCGGACCCACAGAACGCAGAGAACAGCGGAGGTGTTGGAATGGACCTACGGATCCCTTGGCGGTCGAGCACTTCGAATGGCGACCATCCGTAGATCATCATGTCCGTGCCCTGGATGGGCAGCCAGTTCTTTTCGCACTGGCGACCATACGGCGACTCCAGGATCTTGCAGTCAGAATACTTGCCGTCCGACCCATACCGACCATTGAGGAGACGCACCTTGCCCTCTGCGTGCTCCTGCGTCGTTGCCACAAAGGACAGTCCATCGGTGTTTTCGTACAACCTGAGGTCCTCCAAGCCCTTCACGTGGTGCGGAACCTTGGGCATGCCAACCGTTCCATCGTCCATCTTTGCCACCGCCGTCATGGTCTCGAGATTCACATACGCATTCTCCGTCAGCACGGGCTGGTTCGGAGGTGTCTTGTACTCCCCATTCTCCATCCAGTAGTTGATGTAGCGGACATTGGCCATCGGATATCCGCACACGGAAATTGCAGAGGGCCTGTATCCCGGGAACGGCGTCGGAAGGCGCGGACCCAACTCCGTGTGGACAGCCACGACGGGCTGTGCATAAAACTGGAAGTTGAAGATGACATTGGTCCGATTGTGGTCCGTCTTGAGCAGGTACTCCATGCAGGTGCGCATACCCACCTTGCGGTCTGGCTGGACATAGAAATCGAGAATCGTGCGCTCATAGTCAAACAGATACTTGTACACATCCATCTCGAGGAACAGAGAATCGGAGCTCATGGGCACGCGCTTCCCCTCAATGAGGTACTGGTAGGCCTTGAAGTGCCTCGAGTGCTCGCGAAAGTGCTTGACCAGCTGATAGTAGGACTCTGCCCTCGTGGGCCGCAGGGCAATCGCCTTTTGCATCCAGTACTCAAACTTGGGAATGTTGTTCAGGTCGAGCCAGCACTTGCCAACCATGTAGTGGCTGTACCAGATCTCCTCGTCCCATCCTCCTGTGGCAATGCGCTTCTTGTACATGCGTCGCGCGTCGTCCCAACGCCGCAGACAGTGGTAGGACTGGGCCAGATAGAACATGTAGCGACCATTCCCAGGTTCATCCTGCAACCCCTTCTCCAGCAGACGAACATCGCGCTCAAACTTGTCAGACTTGCACCCCCCGTCATTGCGATCGTCAATGAAGCACACCGACCTGGGCAGGTGCGTGGTCGGGCCCGACCAGTACTCGTGGGTCACGCCTACACAGGTCCAGGGGAAGTCCATGCGAACCAATCGGGTATTGGGATACTCGAGTGTTCCCGCCGCCTGCACAATGGTGTATCCAGGCTCCGTCAGGTTCTGTTGGAGGAGAGTTCCTGGGTTGAAGATCATATCCGCGTCCAGCAAAAGGCCGTAGGTATCCTTGAGGTCCCAGCACTGCTCCTTCAGAAAAGCATGGGCGCGAACAAAGCTGACGGACCGATTGTATCCAAAGTCCCGCCACGGCTCGACTGTGACACATCCTACCCGCGTCTCGAGGAACTCCTCGGCGATTTCAACAGTCGTATCTGTCGACCCCGTGTCAAGGATGCAGAACGCATCTGCCACCTTGTCGACAGCCTCGAGGCAGCGCTTGATGATGGCCGACTCATTCTTGACCATGAGAATCAACACAAGCTTCATCTGCGTCGGTTTAAGGAAACCAGACTCCTCGCGTGTAAACAAATGTCCACCGACTTTGTCAAGCAGACCCTTCGTGAGAATTTGGGACGCGTCGTGATTCCCCATGTAGCCGACGGGTTCTGGAGCATCTACGACAATGCCAAGTCGGCGTGTGATCGGAACAAGCAGCCCGACCAGATCCTGCGTACGTTCCAGAATCTGCTGACGCAGGTGCCGAAGTGGACCCCCGAGACCCTCAAGAAGGAGGTGGATCGTATTGCCACTGCATCCAAGTGCGATTACATGGAAGACCTGCTGTTGGGTGTCTTTGTCAGCTACATCCGTGCATTCGCCTCGCTTCAGCAGGTGCGGTCGGAGCATGTCGACATTCCCTTCACGCGGCCGTCCATGGAGGTCTTTATCCACAAGTTCTACATCGTGGCGGCCCGGGGGTTCTGGTCCAATGCGTATCTGTTCAAGACGGTGGGTGTGACGTCCGAGCAGCAGGCCCGTAATCGTCGTGATATTGAGGTGATGCTGGCTGACATCCTGAACGAGGTCATTGATAGCTTCATCCCGTGGAAGGAGATCAGCAAGGCGTACTTCAAGGCCCCCGAGGAGGGTGCGGTGGCCCCTGCGCCTGCGCCTGCTCCCGAGCCTGTGGCGCCGCCGCCGACGCCCGTGGAGGAGCCGAAGCCCGCTGTGAAGTTTGGAGAGAACGAGACACAGGAGTTTGAGTCGGAGGCGGAGGACTCGGATGACGAGCCGCCTGCCATCAAGCTGGGTGAGGATATTGGGCTGAGCGAGGATGACTTTGAGTCTGACACAGAATCCGAGGCCGAGGGAGAAGTGGACGTCAAGCCGTCGTCAGAGGCAGTTGCGTTGAATCTGTGAGTTGAAAAAGATGAGAGCCAGACAAATGGACGAGATGTATTACTATGCCATGATCGTGGGAGTGGTTGTGGCTGTGGCAGCTGTCTTGTATGTGATGGACCGTCGGTCCAAGGAGGAGCCGATGGTGTTCCTTGACGGGGCGAAGATTGCAGCTGGAGCGGGTACGCTCGCAGGTGGAGTCGTCTTTGCATTGGGTGGTTCCGATGGTGTGTCCGTGGCAGCCGAGCCTGTGATCGCGGCCGTCCAGGATATGTTCGTGGGCAAGCCCGAGTTCTAATCCTTGGCCGCCCGCTTCTGTGCCCGCGTGGCGTCCACAATACGCTTCCTTGTTACCTTCAGCGCGGCATTCGCTTGGGCAAGTATCTTCTTGGCTCGAGTAACCCTTCGCGTGGCAGACACCAGTCGCTTCGTCTCGGCCTTTACGCGATCGTGTGTCATTGTATTGGAGACAGAGTTTTAGCTACGACGGCGGCGGCGTGTCCGTCCACCCATGACACCGCGCTTGCGCGTGTGACCAGGCAAATGTCCTGTCATTCCATAGCGCTTCGGATCCGCCCGCACTTTCGCGAGGGCAGCGGCGTAGGAGATACCCATGTGCTTTGCGAGGGCTTCTACCGTCGTCCTTGCATGGGGAGAGATGCGACTGCGAGTTGGCATTGTTCATTGTCTAGAAACTTTCACTGTCTATCCGATAACCTTGGGATCCGAACCGATTTCCAGACCCGCAGGAGGAGTCAGTTTCTCAAAGTCAAGCGGGGCCAGCGCGCGCGAGTTGGTCATGTGTTCGTCGTGCGGAAGAGACATCAGTCCGTATAGGGCGACCAAGAAGACAAATGTATGAAGAGCAAACCCAACCGCCGTAGGGCAACCGCCCTTCGACGCTACGGCGCCACCAAACAACCGAGACGACAACCTGAACGAAGTGGGACTGGCCACTAAAAAGAACAGGAGAGCCGAATACAGGGAGTACTTGAACTTCAATCCTTCGGTGAGCGCCATTATCCTTCAATCAGTAAAAAGTGCTGCCCAGCAGGAATCCGCGGCACCACGAACTGCTTGAACCTGGCCATCTCCTTGCGAGGAATTGCCGTGTCCTTGCAGTATCGGGCAATGGCCTTGTACAGTCCGAATCCGTGGTAGCGATCGTGGTTGTCGCGCTTCTTGCGGAACATGACCGATGATCCATCGGGAAGTGTGGTCCAAGCCAGGAAGATGGCGCGCAGAGGGCTTCCTGTCAGTGCATCGGGACCCTTCGGGAACATATCCCAGAACACCGAACACGCAAACCGCGCCAGGTCGAAGGACGGATTCAGTCCAATACGCGGGTGCGACTGGTCGTAGAAGGGCTCGCAATTATACTGTCCACCCGCCTCCTCGTCGGGCTTGAACTGGCTGCTCAGAAAGAAACGCGGTTCCTTCATACCCTGGAGCTTGACGGAGACGCCCGCGCGGTCAAAGTCAATGATCTTGATCAGCTTTCCGTAGGTGGGAATGGCATAGCAGGTTCCAGCCACATTGTAGTACAGGAACTCCTCGGTCGTGGACACGAACATGACATTGTTTCCGTGGAGGTCATTGTGAACAAATCCACAAGTGCGCTGAGCGTGGGCAAGGGCCACCACAATCTGCGCCACCCAGGCCATGTGGTGGTCGGGATCACTGGACACCTTGAGCAGGTCGTAAAAAGTGCCCTCGCATACCTCCATGATAGTTGTGATCACGGGTACATCCTTGAAGGTGGCCCACGCAAAGGGCTCGTCGTCTTCCTCGGGCTCATCGTATTCATCCTCTGATTCGTCTTCACAGTCGCACGATTCAATCTCATACACATCTTCGTCCTCGTCGTCCGACTCTTCACTGTGTTCGCTCGACTGGATCTCGTACTCCTCCACCATTGTTCCAGTCTGAGGGGTCTCCACATGAACCGCCTCCAGATCAGTGGTCTCCAGCTCAATGCGGGCGTCCTCCAGATCCACGGCCGACCGACGACCGCGCGTATGCGTGAATCCACCCTCTGCTCCATCGTCGTGAAGGCGGAGCTCGAATGTCTTGCCAATCTGGTCGGCAAACCACGGGCGGTCGCAGAGATCCTCGTAATCATCCGAGATGTTCACTTCGTGCTTGGTGGCCACGGCCGTGTACACACCAAATACCTTGGGGAAGTGGGCACACCCCGTTCCTGACAGGGCAATCGAAGTCATGGCCCCGACATAGCCTGCCGTGTGGGGGCTCTGCGTCTGCTCCTCCATCTCCTTGGCCACCTCCGCTGGCTTCGGAAGCGACGGCACTGCATACACGCCCTTCATGGTCTTGAACGGGCTCAGGACCATGGTCGTCTTCCGATGGACGGGGGTCGTGCGAATCTTCGTGGTGCGTACACTGCTCGCATCCACTACGGACTCAACTTCCTCGGGCAGCTTGACACCGTACTCCGACAAGTTGGACAGCCGTTCCGTCTTGAACAGAGTCTCCAAAGGAGGGAAGAAGGGCTGCATGTGGTTCAAATCCCAGTGAGTGCCATCAAGCTTCGGGTAGCGATGCAGCTTTAAATCCAGAGACTGGGTCCTTAGTTCCTTCACCATTGTCTTGAACTGGAAGGAATGAAACACTGGGTCTGAACGCCTACATTCTTTCCACGGGACAACACAAGATGAACTTTTCGCTGAAGAAGTTTGATATTGGGATGATCAAGGCTCGATGTGAGATTGATTCGCGGAAGAGTCCCATGATGGTGGTGATTGGAAAGAAGGACACGGGCAAGTCCTTCTTGGTGCGCGATATCCTCTACAATTGCCAGCAGGACTTCCCTGTGGGCACAGTGATCTCGGGTACGGAGGTGGCCAACGAGTTCTTCCAGCACATGGTGCCGTCGAAGTTCATTCACGACAAGTACACTCCCCAGATTGTCATGAATGTCATCAAGCGCCAGATGACCATGAAACAGAAGCGCAACACGGCCAAGACTAGCGGTGGAGGGCAGTCGAACATTGACCCGCGCGCCTTCCTGATTCTGGACGACTGTCTGTATGATTCGTCATGGATCAAGGAGGAGTCCACGCGATATGTGTTTATGAACGGTCGTCACATTGACATGATGACGATCATCACTATGCAGTATCCGCTGGGTATCACGCCCAATCTGCGCACGAACGTGGATTTTGTCTTCATTCTCCGCGAGAATATCCTAGGTAATCGTCGTAGGATTTACGAGAATTACGCAGGTATGTTTCCGACGTTTGAGATG